GGTCCTCTCCTGGTCGGACGGGCATGTGCCTTACCGTACACGAGCGGATTGCGCTTGCAAGGCGCGGGATAGATCAAAATGTTAGCGGGCGATGGCTCTGACGTAAGCCTGACAGGCCTGCAGGGCAATCAGTCCCTGATCGCCGGCGTCGGTGATGCCGATAATTCGTTGAGCATGCGCCGGGTCAAGTCGGGCTCGCGCGGCTCCATGAACCAGGCCGCCGCTGGCGGTGGTGGCGGGCACTGCACAGCCAGGGGCGGCATCACTGGCGTCGAGGAGGACTGACAGGCGCAGATCAGCAGTGGCAAGGCGGTCGCGCAGGCGACCTTGATCACGTTGTGCATCGCTCAAGGCTCGGTAATGGGTTTGGTCATTGGCCTGCAGCTGTTGTTCCAGCGCCAGACGTTTAGCCTGTTCGGCCTGCTGCTGGGCAGCGGCCGTCTGGCTCAGTTGGTTGAGCGTTTCGCTCTGCGCCCTGGCAATGTCCGCCAGCTGCCGGCCATAACGCCAATCCTGAATCTGCCAGGCCAGCGCCGCCGCACCGCCGGCCACAACGGCCAGCAGCACAGCGATGCCGATGGCCCGGTAAGACGTCGGAATCAGGTCGAGGACTGGCATAACACCGCCCTCGCCCGCGCCCAGAGCTGCAGGCGATCATCCAGCCCGTTCAAGCCGCCATTGATCCGACGGGTGATGCTGTTGAACTCATCCCGGTCCGCCAAGGCATTGAGCCCGTTCTGCGCCCAGAACCAGGCCGCCGACTCGGCGGCCCATTGCGGTTGCTCCAGCAGTTCCGGCAGGTTCAGGAGACGCTCATCGCCAAACAGCCCGAGACTGCATTGGCGATAGTTAGCGCGGCCGGTGATCTGAATCAGCCCTCGACCGCGAAAGCGCTGGCCGTCGCCGTCGGCTTCCGGGGTATTGCCCAGACGGGCAGCCAGCGGCCCCGTGTCGTACTTGGCCAGATACTGGTCACTGCCCAGCTCGCGGACATAACGCAACTGCCCGGACTCATGGCCGACTTGCGCGAGGAAAGCAGCAACGCGTTTTGGGGTATTGATCTGGCGATTGGACATGGCGCCATTGAGCGCAGAAACGAAAACGCCCGCTTGGGAGCGGGCGTTGGGCATGATCTTGAGCAGTTGCCCTTCGGTTACAGGCATGAAGTGGTCCTCACTTATTTATCTTTAGCGCGAAAGAGCGAAAGCAGCGGATTCGTCGACCCCTTGGGTTCAGACAAGATCAACGTCGGCCATTCGACATCAAGGGGATAACCGGGTTGTTGTTCGATCCGGTTCAGTGCCACGCAATAGCGTTTCCAGTCCAGCAGGGCGGACTTTTCCTCCGGCGTGGCATCCCCCAGGTCTACGGCGTATTGAAGGGGGGAGATGCGCATGGCGGCTTCGCGCAGGCGGCTGTCTCGATCTTCCAGTACACGTGCCTTATCACCCGCTTCCTTCGCCGACAGATCAAGTTGCCATTCTCCATCGCGCCAAACGTAATACTGGCCGGGCCAGGGCTTATCGGTGAAACCATCAGGCAACTCGCCTAACTGTTCCCAGGTCGTCGATACGCCTGTCTGCGTTTGAAACACAGTGCCACGGCGGTCACGTAGTTCCTGGGGAAGACCGTCAATCCAGGCCCATACAAAACCTTTTCCCGGCTGGGCAAGCTCATTAGGCAACTCGACGGCATTACTCGGTAATTGCACACCCAGCCCCGGAACGACAGGAAACGTAATAGGCCCAACCAATTGGTAGGCGCTGTCGATTAAATAATTTGGCATGTACACCTCAAATCAGTTTGATTCGGCCGGGGTAGGCAATGTTCCGCGGACGAGTAACACCACTGTGATTCATCAATTCAGCATCAGGTAGTTGTGTTACAGCGACATTCGGCCAGATGTACTTAACGGTACATCCTGGATATGCAGCCAAATAGCCAACATCAAAGCCCAGTTGCTTCTTCTGGTTGAGCATGTCAGTGGCAAATATGATGTTGTCTCCAATGCCATTGTCCCCATGCACCAACGACCCCTTTTGCCAGGTACCCGGTGCACGCTCAGGGTCGACAATATGCCCCTCGGACCACACCCGTAAGAACTCGCCCCGGGCCTCAGGAGTGCGGAAAGTCGTGGAGCCATCCCCCGGAGTCCATGCACCGCCGCGATCAAGTTCGGGGCGTAACATTCCAGACTGTTGCGCGTGGTCCCAGAGCCATGGCCACTCGGCGCGATTAAGGATCGAGCCGTTCAGAGCACCGTAGCCTCCTGGCATCAATGCCACGGTTGTTTCAAAGACAGGACGCCCCAACGCCGTTCCATCAAACCGCCCTACAGGCCACCAACTACCGGCACCGTCACTGCGCAAATGCCACCAGTCTCCCGCCCCCATCAACACCAGAAACGGATAGCCGCTGGCCCGCAAGTGCGTGTGAAACTTCAGAGTGTCAGTACCAGAACATTGGACAACCAGCCGGTTACCGCTGTTATCCACTCGCCGCACGATGACATCACGAACACCTAACGCCGCATTGGCAGCAGGCAGAGTGATCGTGAGCGTATTGGCATCGCCATTGACCAACACAAGCCCCAATTCTTGAGGAAGTAACACTTTGGAGTCGGACAAACTGGTCACCAGAGAACGCATTGGGCTCTCTTTCGCCATGATCACCTGCAAAGCCTTCAATAGTTGCTCAGTGTCTGCTTCAGACGGTACCAGTCCCGCACTCGCAATAACCGTCAGCAATTCCTGGGTAACACTGTTACCCCATGTCGCGGGGATCAACGACCCCGGTGTCCCGGCCACCGGGTTTTCATCGACAAACTTGCCATTCACCAGCCCTATACCGGGTACACTTTTTGGATAATCCAATATTTCGCTCCTTATTGGTTTTCCACTGATTGACTGGCGAACGAACCCGCTGCAGTGCTCAGGGCACTCCAGTCAAAACAATATTTAACGGTTAAAAAACTAGAGACTTGTTATCTGCACCCGGCAGCGCTGGCGATGGCAAGTGTCAATCCGGTTTCTGTACACAAAACCAAAGCCGGTCTCAGGAAAGAGAAGGTTCTACTGGCTGCACGGGCTTTCTGACGCGCTTTTTCCTCACAGGCACGGCTGCGATACTTGCAGGGGCGATCAATACCGGCCGTTCAGCCAACTCTGGAAACTTTTCCGTGGCAGGCCAGTTCCGCAAGTCGCGGCGGTAGGTTTGCAAACTCTCATATTCCGCCGCTGCTAACGTGGTTCCCCCACCTGCCTCCAGTTCATCTCGATGCCTTGAAACAATACCGTCCGTTGCAGCCAGTTGAGCATCACGCCAAACGCGTTCACCAAGTATCAACGCCTCCTCCGAAAGGGAAGGGGGATCGACAAGAATCGGATAGCCATCAGTTGCACGCGCAGCAACTTTTTTAGGGCTTGTAGCCAGTTGCATCAGTATGGACTCCCAATACCCTCTGCTGATTTTTATTACATCAGCGGGTATATCCTGATCGTTAAGCCCAACCAAGTAGACCCCACAAGTGCTTGGACTAAATAAAACCATTGCATCATTCATTTAGAATCCCACCGCACGATATTTGACAAGCCAACCTGCCGAAAACTGTCCGGCCATATTCCAAAGTTTCAGTGTACAGCCCTGCTTGGTGTCAGAGCCGATAGCAAGGATAGCTACAGCACCACCGCTCCCCACATGATTTGCAACAATTGAACTCACTGCATTCGGAAAAGAGACCGGAAACGTAACATAAGCATTCCCACTAGCATCAGTTACACCACTCCCCCACTGTTCAATCATTCCGCTTGGGTGTTTCTGAAAACCACTTACTCCCAGACTCGATGAAAACATTGGCGAGTATTTCAGTGCGGCATCTCCAGAGTCCAAGCTCCAGCCTCCGCCCCTAAGCCGTCGAAAAACGGCGACAGCGCCAGATGCAAAGGAGAAAGGACCATTGTCTCCATTATAAGCGCTCAGCTTTTCTCCATTTTTAGCTTTTACTGAAAAGTTACCAGGTGCCAACCAGGAAGAGGTGATCGTAATAATCGACCCCGCCGGAACTGTTGAATATTCGGGAAGAGTCGCTGTTGCAGCTGCATTGACAACCGACAATCGACCTACATCCGCACCGGTTAGAACGACATCACCTGTATAACTTGTTTCCCCTGCACAACTACCGATAGCTCGCTGTACGAATTCGGTTGTGGCAAGCATTCTGCTGGAGTCAAACTGCGAGGCGGTCTCAAATAGACCGTTACCGCGCAGAGCAGCTAATAGCTGAGTATTTAGCCCCTCTGTGGGCACTATCCCAGCAGCTTGAATTACATTCAGCACTTCCTGTGTAACCGCATTCCCCCAACTCGCCGGAATCAACGACCCCGGCGTTCCGGTAACCGGGTTTTCATCGACAAACCTGCCATTCACCAGCCCTGCGCTGGGTACACTTTTTGGATAGTCCACTGTTTATGTCCTGATCTGATTTCTATTGACCAACCCACAGGCTGGAGCGATCTGCAGTGCGCGCCACATACAAAAACGTCCGCTCAAGGCGGACGCTGGGTCTGATCGACAACACTGCAGTGATCCTTCAAATGCGATTCGATACCCCGGAATCGCTTACGGCCAGGAGAGCATCCCTGCCAGCCAATGCGGCGCCTCGGGACGGGCGGTTGCTTCGGGGAAATGACTTGAGGCCGGCCACTCGCGCAGCGCCTGGCGGTGTTCCAACAATTCCAGGTACTGCTGCGCCGTGAGCGTCGTGCCCCGACCCAGGTCTTGCTCATCGCGATGCCTTGCAGCCAGCCATTGGCTGGCTGCAAGGCTGGCACTGCGCCACTGGCGCTCTTGTGTCACGGGATCTTCGCTGGCGGTATTCAACGTATCGGGGGCTGATAAAACTGCCGGTGTCTCCGGCGCGGGCAAAGGCTCAGCCGTCTGTTCGATGCTCCGCACCTCTGCACCCAATTCAAGGTCAACGCCCTCGGGAACCGGCACCATCGAGGTCAGAAACTCAGGGGCGAACAACTCGGTAATCGCGTAGCCACCGGTATCGATCAGCTCAGCGACAATCCCTTCCTCCACACGTGCATACATGGCCATTTATGCGTACTCCCAGATTTCACAAAAGGCGTTGCCGCCCGCGCCACTCAGGCACGAGGCCGTCGCACTGTTCGAGCAACTACCGCCACCGCCTGAACCTCGAACACCGGGGTCCGCGTTGAGATTCACCCCGGAAAAGGCGCCCCCGCCATCGAATGGACTGGCGCCTCCGCCTCCAGATAGAAGCCCCCAATTCGGATTACTCATTGCGTAGCCACCCGTCACACCGCGTGCACTGACGAGGTTGCCTCCCGTGACGAGTCTTCCACCGACGCCTCCCTGGATGAAAGCGACGGCGGGCATGACAAAGGTGCCCGCTGGCCCGCCCGCCCCGCCTGCAGCAGTCATGTAAATGCCAAAGGAGGCCATTCCTCCCGCAGCCCCCGTGGTATTTCGAGGCACGCCACCAGCTCCCAGGGTAATCGGCACGCCCGCCAGTATTTCTGCGTTCACATCGAAGAGGCTCTCGGCGTAAGCACCTGAACCACCGCCACCACCCAAAGCCTGGGCGTTTCCCGTGACAGGCGAGCACCCGCCTCCCGAACCACCGGCCCCCACCAGCCGCACACGAATGCGTTTGGCCTTGGGGTCGGCGCGATAAACCGTGATCCCGACGGTGTCGAATTGCTTGACCGCCAGCAAGCGGCCTACCGCATCAGTGATGCCGTAACCGCTCAACGTCGTGGGCGTGTTTTTCAGTTTGGTGAAGTCGACCAATGCGCCAATGGCTTGCGCCAACTGATCGTTTTGGGCTTCGTCCGGCGTCAGCCCGGCTGCCTTGATGACATTCAGGATTTCCTGGGTCACCCCATTGCCCCAGGCAGCGGGAATCAGGGAACCCTGCGTGCCGATCACCGGGTTTTCATCAACAAACCAGCCGTTGACCAAACCGACGCTGGGAATACTTTTGGGATAGTCCATATCGTTGTCCTCCCGTCCTGTCTGATCGGGTTTCTTGAATGAATATGAAAACGCCCACTGAGTCAGTGGGCGTCAGGCTGTGTGCAAGAACCGAGACTCAATACGAATCCGGAGATTGATCCGACCGCTGAACATGGCACTGTTCAACGAAGAAATGAAAACGCCCGTTTGAGGACAGGCGTTGAGGAGGATTGCCCGGAGTTGGCAACGGCTCCGGTTTTTTTCTTGAATTCCTTATACCGCTCATCATCCTGGGAAACGACGCCTTGGTTCTCCCAAACACTCGCATCCTGCACAGCCGAAAACTCCGCGATAATCGCTTTTCGTTCTTCACTGTCGAATTGAACGTTGATCACATCCATAACTTCCACCTGTCAATTAAATGAATAGCCGCTTATGTAAACTTCAAACAGCGCAGTGCCTGCCGTGCTCTGGCAAGTCATATAGACGGTCTGACGGGTGACCACCGGAAGCGAATAGTTCCCTGCAATACCAGCACCTGGAGCAAGCTGACTATTAATAATCTGCTGCCCTATTCCAGCACCATCGGCATTCAAAACTAGAGTTACACCTGAAAGAGCGGTAGAGCTATTGGCTATTAAAAGCTCACCACTAATTTCAAACGCGTTCGGCGGAACAATGCCTGAAATTGATAATGGTGAAGCACTCAGGATCGCGAAACCGCTATAGGCGGAGTGCAGCGGTATATAAACCTTGCGCCCTCGCTGCGCACCGACCTTGAACATCCCTGATTCATTTGTTGGCCAGACACTGATCAATGCGGAAGCGTTATATCCGGCGGGCATTCTGGCGCCATCGTAGACGCCAGCAGCGACCGTCGAGGTGCTGTTGACCGCCAGAATGCTACTTTCGCCAGTGACTGAGTTGTAGATGGCATAAAGCGCCACAAAACCATTGGTCGGCGCAGCACCGGCATCCATGCCTCCGGCACCGACGGTGGCGAGGTTTACCGTTTTGCTGAAGTTCGCCAGTCGATAACCCGCCCCGCCCATGGTTGGCTGAACTGTCACTTCATCAGCCTTGAAGGTGCCTGTAAGAGAAGCGACTGGTATTGAAAAACTCGCATTCCTTAACAGTCCGGAAATAGTGCCGACCCGTTGCGAGGAAGCATCCACCAACTTCTGGATCGCCTCCAACAGTTGCCTGTTGTTTGACTCCGAGGCACTCAAACCGGCGGCACCAATGACCCCCAGGATTTCTTCAGTGACCCCATTGCCCCAACTGGCCGGAATCAAAGATCCCGGCGTTCCGGCTATTGGGTTTTCATCGACAAACTTGCCATTGACCAAGCCTACGCCGGGCGTGCTTTTTGGATAGTCCATACTTTTCTCTAAGTGTATTTGATCCGCACCGACCATTAATCAAGGTGCAGTAGGCGTAAAAGATCGCCCATCAAGAAAGGGCGTTAGTGTTCTTTACAAGAGGCTCAATCGAACCCGACACGGGCCCTGACTACTGCACCAAGTCACTGACGACCTTGCCAATCGCCTGAACTGCGTTATCAGCCACTTCCCGAGCCTGTTCGGTCTTGCCCTTGGCGAGCTGCGCCCGGATCTTTTCCTTGGCCTTCAAGCGCAGGGTGCGCAGGGCCAACACACGGTCATTGAACTCGGCCGACTTATCGAGAATATCGTTGGCGGCCTCTTCGGCGGTCCGGCCCTTGACGGCCCAGGCGCCTACGGACAGCGGGACGGCTTTTGGGGGATACCCCGCCTCCTTGAAGGCCCGGGCGTCGGCGGCAGCGTTCGCATATTCCATGGCCCGCAGCGGATCCCCGGTAATGGCCTGGCGCGCGCTGTCTGCCGCGGCGTCCACTTGAGCGCAAAGGCGCTCTGCGTTCGGGGCTTCGACCTCGACCGCTTTTGCCGGGTCGAGCACCCATTGAGCGCCATCCCAGTCATGGGCTGGCGAGGGCTGTACAGGACGCAGCTCATCGTCGAATTGATGCATTTCCTGAATGACTTTCATCGGATCAGCTCCCAGGACAGATTGACGTTTACAGCGCTCGAGAAATTGACGGCAATACCGGTCGAGTAATCGGTTTGCGAAAACGTTTTAATCCCCATGCTCAGAAGCAGCTCATCACTGGTGGCATTCGCGACGTTATAGTTATGTTCGGCTTGATAGCTCTGCCAGAGCGAACGCAGTTCTGAATGATCGAAACTTGCGGTAAGGGCGGTGACGGTTGTGTCTCCGACTTCGTTAGTCGTAAAAATCCTGACCGACTCGCCGGCAGTGCTCCAACCATCCCATCCATAGGAAACGTTTTGCAGAGGTGTCAAAAATGAGTAATTCCCGCCACGCCATCCCCCTGGCGCAAAACCCACACTGGTAAGGGCTGTGGGAGAAGGCGTCGGATTACCCACGACAAGACGTGCTGCCCGGGCATGCGGATCCAGCGGAAGATAAACCACACCACTTCCGTTGACCGTCTGAGTCCAGGTCAACCGCGCGCGGTTGTAGATCAGCCGGACGACTGGCAGCGTTCCCGGTGCCGCAGTCACGACCCAGGCAAGACACATATCCAGCGGCGTGGACTGAAAACCGCCACCGGCGGCGCCATTCACGGTGCCCTTCAGTGAATCCGGAGCGCCGTCGTAGATCGCTCCGCGCTGCATGTAAAACGTCAGCGCCCCGCCAATCACCTGCGCCCTCAAGAAGTACCCCGAGTTAGGCAGCAGGTCCGCGCTGCTCCATGCCGTGGTCAGGAACGTACGCGAGCGGCCCAACTGCCCGGCCAGCACTTCCTGACCGAGACTGAGATACACCCCCGCGGGAATCGACACTTTGCCGCCACTGGTCGAGACGGCGGTCGGGGTCACCGGCAAACGCGCATCGGCCGTCGCCACCGTCGGCAAGGGCAATGCCGCCAGAGGCAATGCCAGATCCTGGTTCCAGCCCTTGGCGGTGACCGTCTGAATCGCCTGCAGCAACTGGTCGTTCTTCGCCTCGTCCGGGGTCAGCTCACCCGCCTTGATGACGTTCACGATCTCCTGCGTGACGCCATTGCCCCAATCCGCCGGAATCAACGATCCCGGCGTGCCGGTCAACGGGTTCTCATCGACGAACTTGCCGTTGACCAACCCCGCACTGGGCACACTCTTTGGATAATCCATTGCCTAGCCTCTAGTCGTAATTGATGTGCACCCGCGTGTGGGCCGGAGCGCTGCGATGGATCAGGCATTCCAGGGCGGAGCCCGGGTTCATGCCGAAGCGTTCGCCCCAGTAGCTGGCGCCGTAACGGCGACCCAGCAACAGGCGGCCACCGGTGTTGAGGGTCCACATGAACTGCGCCTGCCAGGTGCCGAAATGCGCCGCACCGAAACGCGCGCGGCCCATGCGGGGCGCTTCGAGTTCGGTGATGGTGGCGTTCGGGTAGCCCTGGGTGCGGGCGATTTCCACGTAATAGCTCAGAGCCTGGCTGCCAACGGCGAGCAGGCGCCTGCGCACGGCGAGGCGGCGGTCGTCGAACAGCGGGGTCAGGCCCAGGCACGGGTCGGGCAGGTTCATCACCCGCTCCCAGTCCGGCACCAGCTCGCTGACGCCGGCCGGGTCCATTTCGTTGAGCAGGTCGGCGGCGCGGGCGTCGAGGCGGGCCAGTTCCTGGGAGAGGTCCTCCAGTACCTGTTCCAGTTCCGGCACCCGCTCCGGATCCCAGGCCGGACCGCTGGGCAGCAGGCTGCGCAGCTGGGCCTGGTATTGCGCGGCGGTTCTTATTCCAGCCATACGCAACCTCCGAACGTCAGCAGCTGATTGCTCGCGGCCGGTACGTCAGCGGTGGGCGCCATCAGTTTGTGATCGTTCTCGCCGGTGGCGCTGCTGATGGCTTCGGCGATATGGGTCAGCAACAGGGTTTCACCGAGACCGGCTTCGCGGTTGTGCAGGTCACGCAACTGGGCTTCGACGGCGGCGCGCACGGCGCTGGTGTCGGGGGTCAGGCGCAGGCGGTAAGTCACCGGCTGTTGCACCGGCGCCAGCACATGCAGCTCGGCCGTCACCGGGCGCAGCGGCTCGATGTGGGCCTGGACCTCGGCCAGTTGCGCGGCGTCCGGCACCGGTTGCGGATCGTCGTCACGCATGACGAACAACCCCACCGTGCCCGGGCCCAGGTAGCTGCCGCGGCACCAGGCGCGGGTGATCCCCGGACACTCCAGGGCCCAGGTTTCGTAGTCTTGCGCCGAACCGCCGTGAGGAATGATGCGATAGGAGCGGATCACCCGCGAGCGCAGCGATTCCAGGCTTTCCCGGGCGATACCGCCGGTCAGCCCCGGCGCCAGCACGGTAAAGGTACCGGCGATGCCCTGGATCGGCTGCACTGGAATCAGGGTCAGGCCGGCATCGGCATTGCCCAGGGAGCCGGCGTCCAGTGCCGCGATGGTGGTGCTGTTCAGGCCGTTGCTGGTGGTGCGGGCGGCGGTCACCTTGTAACTGCGACCGTCACTCGATTGCAGCAGGGTGTCGACGTCCAGTACCGCACCCGCGCAGGCCATGAAGCTGACGCTGCCGTGGGCGGACTGGGCCGCTTTACGCGGCTGGTTGAGGCGTAGCGCGGCGATGCGTTCCAGGGTGGACTCATCGGCCTTGTCCGGCAGAATCTGATCGGCGATCCAGTCCAGATAGCCATAAAGGCCAAAGGCTGTGCCGCTCAGGGTTCGGGCCAGGACTTGCGCATCGGACTGGCGCAGCGAATCGCTGGCCAGGTCGCTTTGGGTGCGCTTGATCAGCACCGGCAGCGAAGGCGTTTCAAACGGCATAGGTCACCTGCCAACTGTGTTCGGGGTTAATGTCCAGGCGCTCACCGTCGGCCAGGATCAGCACCGTGCGCAGGTTCAGGCGCTGGGCGTCGAGGCGTTCGCTGAGGACTTCGATGGCGCTGCAATGACCGTCGTCGATCAGCCATTGCAAGGCTTCGCGGGCATAGAATTCGGCGTCGAGCTGGGTCTGCCGGGTCAGCTTGACCCGGCGCAGCAGCCACAGCCGCGAGCCGATGCGGTCGTCGGCAACGGTGGGAAAACTATCGCCCCACCAACCGAAGCGGTCGTCGTCATCGAGCACGTCATCGTCGGCCGCGCGGCGCCAGGTGAAGAGACTGATGAGCACCGAACGGGTCAGTGCGGCCTTGAGGTCATGACTGATAAACATCACTGGCCTCCTGCGGGGGCGCCGGTCTGGCCACTGCCTGGCTGGACGCCCGGGTGGACGTGTTTGATCTGGCTGATACCGCCCGCGACCTGGTCGCCCTGGGAAACGATCTTGCCGGTCTGGTTCAGGGTCGGCGTATCGATGTTCACGGCGGTACTGGCGCGGATGTTCAGGGTGCTGGTTTCGATGTCGATGATCCGCCCGCGCTTGAAGTGGACCTTGTCCCCTTCGTCGGTGTAGATCGCCACTTCGCCGGGCGCCAGGGCCTTGAGGCGATAGCGGCGGTCAGCGACCACCAGCACCACGGCATGGGAGCGATCGCCGCCCAGGAAAGTCGCGATCCCTTCGGCACCGGCCAGCGGATTGCTGGTGAAGCCATAGGGTTCGAAATGCTCCATGTCGTCGTTCACTTCACCGGCGGTCAGGCGCATTTGCAGCGATTGCAGTTTGTTGGCCGAGTTGGCGAGCACGACGGTGCCGCGCGCCAACAGGCGTGTCAGTAGGCTCATTGGATTTTCCTTGGATATAACACCCGTAGCAGCTGCCGAAGGCTGCGTTCGGGCGCGTAGCGGCCGTAAAACCTGAATCGACGATTAACCTGAAGTACCGCAGCGCCTGATTTCACGACTGCTACGCAGCCGAACGCAGCCTTCGGCAGCTGCTACGGATTAATGTGAACTCAGGTTTTGGGCGGTACCGGGTTGGCATCGAACGTATGGGGCGGCGCCACTTGCAGGGTGGTGATGGAGCCCTGTTCGGACAGTGAGTAAGTGACCTTGGAGATCAACATGTCCTGATCGAATCCCAGCACCTTGTCGATCACCCGTACCAGCGTGTTATGCCGCCACAGGTCGCCGTTGGACTGACGCCAGCCTTGCACGCGGTAGGTGGTGGTCAGCGCTTTGCCCGTGCGGGTGGCGCTTTCCCAGTCGGCGCGTTGCTGAGCCAGTTCGAAGGTGAGTTGAGCGCTTTCGCTGATGACCGTGACCCGTTTGCGTGGGGCGCCGATATCAGTGGCCGTGCCCGAGACTTCGCTGACCGCACTGCCGCTTTTCTCGTTGTTGCCCTTGTGCTGGCCGATCACCCGGTATTCGGAGAACACCTGGCTGAAGTCCATCGGCGCATTGGCCGACAGGATGTTCTTGCCCAGCTCCAGCGCATCGCTGGCCCGTCCGCCGCTGCCAGGCTTGGCCAGCAACACCCGGCCTTCGGCATCGTCGGTGGAGAACACCCGGTACAGGGTCAACAAACGGTCGATGGACTGGAACACCGTTTCGCCCGGCACGATGCTGTGCTTGCTCAGCTTCGTGGTTTGCGGGATTTCGCTGACCACGCCCACGCCATAGGACGACGCGAGGGACTGAACAATGCTCAACAGGCTTTGTTCCTGCCATTGGCTCGGGCGGTTGATCGCCGCGCAATCCACCAGGTCCTGGGTCAGCGAACTGCCCTCGATGTTCAGGCTGATCTGCCTGCCGTCGTAACTGACCGGCGCCTTGTACACATGCCCGGTGAGCACCAGGTCGGAACCGATCCGTACCTGGCAGCGCGAGCCGGGCTTGATCGGCTTCACCAGGGTCTGCCCCGGCCACTGCCAGGTGATGTTGAGGGTGAAGGTGCGGAACTGACGCTCCAGGTCCGCACTGATTTCGACGCTTTTCCAGCCGCCATAATCCAGACCGTCAACGGTCAGGGTGACGGTGTTTTCCGGTTCGGTCATGGCTTACACCTCGGCGACTTTCAGGTCGGTCTGAGGCAGGAAGCCAGGATGGATCGCACTGTTGCGCTGAATCACTTCACCGACCCGCGTGGCGTCGCCAAAACGCTGATAGGCAACCACCAGCGCCGGCAGGTTCTGCTTGGGCTCCAGGGTGATCAACCGCACCCCCGACGAGGACACCGCCGTGAGATGGCCGAACAGCTGCTGACGCAAGGCGTTGAGCGCCTGATAGTGCAAGGCATCGGCCTTGAGGGCGGCTTGCCACATCGCGTCATTGAGCACTTTGCGCAGGGTCAGCACATCATCGAGCACCGGTACGTCCTGGCGCTGCACCGGTTGCACCGCCTGCTGCGTCACGGACGGCGTGGAGGTCAACTTGACCACCGGCGTGGCCACCGGCATCTGCGCCACTTTGTAGCCGATCTTCACCAGCAAGGCGTCCTGTACCAGGTTGGCCATGGCCTGGGCCGCGGCCACCGTATCCTTGCCGGTGGTGAGTTTCGGCGTGTCGATTTTCTTCACCGCCTCGACCTGCTGCGAAGCATTGGCGAGCACGCCGCGATAGCCCTCGCGGGCGAAGTCCTTGAGCTCCTTGATGTCGCCGAGCAAACCCTTGAACTCCGCGCTCACCTCCTTGGGCAGTTCCTTGACGGCCCTGACCAGCAGACTGAGCTCCTTGTAGGTCTCGATCAGTTCCTTGAACTCGTGCTCGATGACCTCATAGACATCCTTGAGGCAATCGCGCAGTTCCTTGACCGCGATCCGTGCGGCCTTGATCAGGCTCATCGCATCCTCGAAACGCCGCACCGCCGAGCCCAGCAGACTGTCGGCCGACACCAGCAATTGCTCGCGGGAATTGACCACCGGGGTGGGAAACTGCAGCGGCTGGTCAGGGTGAAACTTCAGGGCGAAGGTCACCAACCCGCCGTCCTGGCGGGTGTGGGTCATTTCGCATTCGCCGACCTTGACCTGCATCCGCCCCAGCCACGGGTGAACCAGTTCACCCGTGCCCTGCTCCAGGGCCTCGAGCAGTTTGTCGCGCTGCTCCAGGCAATCCTCGCCAACGATGAACGCCGTCAGATCGTGGATTCTGGCCTGCCGGCCAAGCCCCTCGAAAAATGCCTGGTCACGCTGGGGATACTCATGCAACTGACCTTTCTGGCCGACCGGGGTTTTCGCCTGATCGACCCAGAACCCGACGCCGCGAAACGACGCCGGCAACAAACGATCACGCCAGCTCATTGGAACCTCCTAGGGAAAGTGAGCGATAGCCGATACGCGGCGTCAGGGACAGGCCCGGCTGGTTGATCTGTGGCTGGTCGGTGCGCATGCCCGCCGGCGCATTTTCGAAGCGCACCGTCAGGCCGCCTTCGAGTTGCGTGCGGTTGTTGGCGGCGCTCTGCTGCACCAGGGCGTTGGAGCCTTGGGGCAGGTTGCGGGACAACGGCGCAGCGTCGGCGCCAAAGAATGCCGGCGCCAGTTCGCCTTTGCCTTCGGCATTGGTTTTCTGCTGCGCCTGGGTCAGCCCTTCGACCTGGCCGGTGATCTTGGCGATGAAGCCGCCAAAACTGCCGCCGAGCATTTCCTTGATCGGCGCCATGATGCCTTTGAGCTTCTCCCACAAGCCGGAGAACCACTCGGTGATCGGCTCCCAATGGGCGGCGATCATCTCCATCGGCGACCAGTCGAACAGGCTCTTGAACAACTCCTTGACCGGCGCCGTGACCTGGAGCAACGAGTCCCACAAGCCGGTGAAGAATTCCCGCACCGGCACCCAGGCCGCATTGATCAGCGGCATTGGCGACCAATCGAACAGCGCCCTGAAGAACTCGCCTATCGGCTGCGCCAGCGCCTCAAGGCTTTGCCACAACTGCGAGAAATAGCTGCTCAGCGGATCCCAGACAGCACTGATCAGGGGCATCGGCGACCAGTCGAACAACGCCCTGAAGAACCCGGCTATCGGCTGCGCCATCGCCTCTAGGCTTTGCCACAACTGCGAGAAGTAATTGCTCAGCGGATCCCAGACCCTCCTGATCAGCGGCATCGGCGACCAGTCGAACAGGCTCTTGAAAAAGTCCACAACCGGCGCGGTCAACAGCACCAGACGGTCCCAAAGCGCCGAGAAGAAGCCCAGCAACGGCTGCCAGTACCTGATCACCATGCCCAGCGGCGTCCAGTCAAAAATCTTCTTGAGAAACCCGGTCACCGGCACCGAAAGAGCCCGAAGCAAATCCCAGATTGCGGAGAACAGACCGGTCAACGGCTGCCAATTGTCGATGACAATCCCCAAAGGACTCCAGGAAAACAGGGTTTTGAAGAAGTCGACAAGCGGAGCCGCAGCCACTGTGATGCTCTGCCAGAGCGACTGGAAAAACTCACTGGTTGCGCCCCAGGCATCTTCAAGCAGAGCCATGGGAGACCAGTCAAAAAACGCTTTGATATTGTCCAGGGCTTGCGCCGTCGCATCGCTTGCCGCCCCCCAGAGCTGTGACATGTATCCGGTGATTGCGCCCCAGCTGCCGCGCAGTGCCTCAAGAGGGCTCCAGTTCAACAGACCTCTGAATACGGCAAAGGCCGATTCGGCAGCGCCCTTTACCGCCCCCCACACCCGACTGAAGAACGCCGAAATCGGCTCCCAGTTGGCCACAATCAGGCCGGCTGCCACGGCGATGCCCATGGCAATCAGCATGATGGGATTGGTCTTGAGCACCATGCTCATCAGGTCGAAGACCTGGGTTGCGCCCGTCACAGCCGTTTGCATGGCCGAAAAGGCAATGGCCCCGGCCGCCAGGCCTTCAACCAGCTTCGGGTTGTCGTTAAGCAGGCTGCCAACGTTAGTCAGCAAGGGCTCGAGGCCAACCACCAACGCCCCCACCGCCGGTACCAATGCGGCGTCGATGGCCCCCGAGACCTTGGCCATCGAAGCGCTGAACACATTCATGTTTTGCACGGCACTGCCAGGCACGGCAGGCAAGTCGACTTTTTTCGCCGACTCACCGACCTCGTCCAGCTTTCCCTGGAAGGCCGCGGACGCCTTGATACCGTCCACGAACGGCGTGATGACACTACCGCCCTTGAACAGCCCGCTGATGTCCAGCTTGCCGATACCGACCTGTTCCAGGTTCTTTTTGAAACCGTCGATTTTCACTCGAAGGCCGGCGAGCTTGGGAGACAGCTCATCGATGCCCGTCAGCAAGAACGCCGTTTTCTCAGTTTTTTCTGTCTCTGCCATCACTGCACCTGCTGCATCGCATTGATCCGTTGCGCGTGCTCCAGGGACTCCCGGAGCACATCCAGTGGCCTGGCCATCATCTGTTCGGGGTCAACCTTCCAGAACCAGGCCAGGTCATAGGCGACAGCGATCAGGTCGGTGATGGCCCCGATGCCGCACTCATGAAAAAACTCGCGACAGCCCAGCTCAGACCGTTGAGGTCGGCCAGATCCAGCTGGTTGACCGACGACGGCGGAATGCCGGCGCAGACCGCGATGTATTTGGCCGCGACATCCATGTCCAGGCTGACTTCTTCGCTCTTGTCGATTCGATACGGCAGCGCCTTGATCGCCCGCACTTCCTGCACCGTCGGACGGCGCAGGGTCAGTTCGGTGAGCGGCTCGCCGTGGGCCTCGATGGCCACTTGCAGCTTCACGGCCTGAGTCATTGCCAGGTCCCCTTCACACCGTTGAAGACCAGCGAGATAGAAGCGTCGTCGCCCTTGGAAACCGGCTCATCCACCAGATAGGCACCGGCCAGCACGAAGACCTTGCCGTTGTTGAATTCGCAGGTAACGGTCATGTCGGTACCGGCAACCAGCTGCTTGAGCGGGAAGTCCGGGGTGTGCAGCGCCGTGACCTTGAAGGTCGGGGTGATCTCGGTTTCCTTGTAGAAACCCGGTACGACGGTTTCACGCTTGGTGGACATCAGCGGGGCTTCGCAGCCGCCGTTGATGGTCAGTTGAGCACCGTCGACTTTGACGTAGCAGGTACCCGCAATCAGTTGACCCATGGTGTATCTCCCTTCAATAAAAAGCCCACGCAAGGTGGGCTGAACTCACACAGTGAAACGCGCCCCTCAGGCCGCGTTGTCGTACTGCAGACGGAATTGGTTGAGCAGTGCGAAGACGCGCAGACCGTTGATGTAATCCGGCGGGAACAGCACGTTGATGCGGCTCGGATCCTGAGTGTCGCGCTCGACGATCAGGTGCTCGGCGAACAGCTCGGCGTTTTCCACGTGGCCTTCCAGTTCGAGCTTGGCGTACTGGGCGATCAGCTCACCGCGAATGGTGCTCGGGGTGACGATCGGCTGACCGGCGCCGAAGCGGGTACCGTCGGCGGCCAGCTTGTGGCGCCCGTACTTGCTGGTGATCACGCTTTGCAGGCGACGCACGATGAACGCCGACTGGTGCATGGTTTCGCTGTCCAGGTAGGAGTTGTCCGCCTGGCCGTAAGCGTTCTTCTGGTAGGTGGTGATCGAGCGCTGAATGCGCACGTAGCCGCCTTCGTAGTACGCCGTGGCGATACCGTAGTTGAGCAGCGACTGACGCTCGGTCAGGGTGAAGCGCTCGCTGGCCGGGGCCGGATCGACGCCTGGCAGGCTGCCGCTTTGCGTCGGACGGCTGGCGTCGGCGGAGATGAACACCGAAGTACGGGCAGCCAGGGCGGCGGCCTGAACCCAGAACGGTTGTGGCACACCCGGCTCCAGCGCCTGGATGGTCACGTGCTGGTCGTTGCGGGTTTGACCGGCAGCCACCAGGGTACCGACCGTACCGCGCTTGGCGGTGTAGACGTGACCGAACAGTTGCTTGGCCCAGGACCAACGACCGACGCTGTCATCCATGACGGCTTGCCAGGTGTTGAGACTGGCCACATCGGTCCACGGCATGCAGATGAACTCGAATGGTTCATCGCCCAGCGCAGCGACCGCTGCGACCTGGTCAGGCACACCGGCACCGCCGGTCATTTTACCGATGGCGGTGGTCAGGCCGGCCGGGGTGCTTTCGCCGTTGCTCTTGCCCAGACGATTGAACTGCAGGCTGATGTCGTTGCCGCTGTCGCCGGTCCATTTGGCATTCAGGGTGACAACGCCTTCGACCGCGGTCGCGGTGACGGGCAGATCGGCTGCCGCGTTGACTTTCTGGGCCAGGGTGGTGGCCGCCTGAGCGGCGGTCGCGCCGTTGACGATGGCCGCCTGCACACGGACACCGCCCACGTACAGGTTGAGCACGCCGCTTTCAGTGGCGGTGCCGGTCAGGGTCAGGACGCCCTTGGCAATGCTGCCTTCGGTGCTGTGCAGCGGCAGGCACCAGATTTCGCCGACCGGGTCGGTCTTGCGGAAGGTTTCGTACATGGAGGCCAGCATCGAGCCCTGACCGCCAATGCTCTTGGCCAGTGCCACGCTGGATACCAGCACCAGTTTGCCGACATCGGCGCCGGCCACGTTGTCGTTGACCTGAGCGACGATCAGGCGGCGCATGGCCGACGAAGCGCTATTGGCTGCCGAGTTGTCCATCTCGGCGTAGAACAGCGGAACACGAATGTCCGCGGGAATGTTGCTGAATCCGATCGCCATTAGTTGGCTCCCTCTGGTTGTGCCGCTTGCACGGCGTTGATTGTGATATCGCCATCGGCCAGACGTCGGCGCCACCAGGCGCTGTCCGACACTTCACGCCCCTCGCGGGGCAACAGGTCGCCCGCTTCCGGGTCCGGCACGACACGGCCTTCGGCCGGCAGTACGGTGATGCGTTCGCTCATTGCTTTACGTCTCCTGAAAAAATCATCTCCAGGCGCCCGTCGGGCCCTGGACGTTTCAAATTGGGGTCCGCCGGGTCGATGGCATCGACCCTTACCGTGACCCCGGTAAAGGACGGCAAGCCGTCCAGTTCACGCTCACGCCAGGTCTCCGCCGTCTGGCTGGCCCGGTTGCGGCCCAGCTGGAACTCGGCGAAAAAGCGCAGGCGGTAAAGCACGCGAGCGGTGTTGATCGACACCAGCTCACCACCGTCGTATTCGATCGGGTCGTAGTCCTTGTCCGGCTTGAACCCCACCAGGGCGCGCCATAGTTCGGCGCGCAGGTCGTGCAACAGATCCAGCGCTTTTGTGCCGTCCGTGGCGTCAAGCACCAGGATGATTTCGAAGCGGTCGCGGATCGGTTGGCGGGTGAGGTTCTGCGCGCTGCTGTCACCGGCCTGATCGGCCAGTGGGGTGACGTGGGCCGAAGGTGTCGGCAGATCGGCCTTGCCCTGCAGCAAGGCCAGATCGACACCCACCGCAATGTGGTTGGCAAGGCTTGGGCATTGCGCACGCAACTGCGTGAGGATCGGGGTGATCTTCATGGTGGTGTTCCAGAATGAAATAGGGTCCGCAGAACCCTGCAAGACCCTGTGGGGTCGGTGTCGAAGCGAGAAAGGGGTGAATCAGTCCTTGGCTTGAGCCTTGGGATCGAGGCATGTCGCATCGATCAGACAGCGATAGCTGTTCTCGCGGTTGCCACTGGCCGTGACCTTGTCGATCGACCAGCGTCCGCGCATGAAGTCCGGCCAGGTCGAATCGAGCAGCACCAGCCCTTCAGCCGCCAGCCGCGGATCGCCGGGGCAGGTGATCTTCACCTTGTATTTTTCCCGGAGCATCTTGCGCACTTCGCCCTCGGCTACGGCGATGGCGTCAGCTTCATTGGGCTGGGTCTGGCGCAGGGTCTTGTACGGTGCAAGACCGATTTCGACCCAGCGCAACACGCAGGCTGCGGCATCCCAGTAACAGGTCCTGCAGCCCTGAGTCTGCTCGCGGGCGGACTCTTCAAGGGTGGCGCTGATGAAGGCGTGATCGCCGGGACGATTGTTGCTGGTCACCGACAAGCTCACGTCCGCCAGCACTTTGCCCGACAGCGATTTGATTTGGCCGGGCCGCGCCAGCACGTACAACTCGTCGAACGGTTTGGCGACCACCTTGTACTTGGTTGCCAGGCGAGTCAGAAAGCTCATGTCGGTTTCGTTGGACTGGTCGATGTGCTCGATCCTGATCAACGACACTTCGGGATCGACCCGCGGCGAAAAACCGTGCCGCGACACCAGCTCACGAAACAGCGCACCGAGAGTGGTCGGGCCGTGACTGGCCGTGCGCCGTTGCTTGAAGCCGGTTTCGTCGACGGCGCTGAACGGTGCGGCGGTGGCCACCAATGTCAGGCGAAAGGGGAACAGTGTCGGCGTCAGGCGAGTCACTTTGAACTGGCCTTTGTCGACCATTCCCGATTCCAGATAACCGACCAGCAGGCCGATCTTGCCACCCAGACTCGGCAGCCCTTCGAGTCCTTCCAGATCCAGCGTCAGGGTCAATTGATCGGACTCGATACCGGCGGCATCAATATGCTCCCAACTGATCAGACGCTGATTGAGCAGGGCCGAATTGGCCCCGTAGATTTCTACCGCTGGCGTGAACCCCAGTGCCATGCAACCTCCTTAATCCCAGGCAGAGACCGGTTTGATCGCCGCCGGCTTCGAGTCGAGTTCGGGCAGTACGACCCAGATGCCCGCAGGCAGGACCGGGCCGTGTTCGGCCAGGACCGGATTGAGTTTCCACAGCGCCTCTTCGGCGGCGTCGTCACTGCGACCGGTTTCGCGGTAGAGCAAAAGATTCACCGAATCACCGGCCACGCTTCGCACCTTACGCATTGTTGAACTCCGATAATTCAATGATCCAGTCGACCACCATTGCCGTGCCGTCATCGATGATCTGGCCTTGGGTTTCCTGAACGGAATTGATTCGCCACAGGCCCCAATTGCGGCCGATCCCATCGATCAGCGGCAGCGGTATACGCAGAGCCTGTAACACGCGCAGTTCATCGAGCCGATCCATGGCTACCGCGTACATCGACTTGCCGGTGATGGTCAGCGTTTCCGGTTTTTGTCCGGTCTGGCTGGATTTGGGTTTACTGGTGAGGATCGGCAGCTCTGTCCAGCCTCCGTCCGACTTGCGCAACAAAGAGTGGTACGCGAAGTTGCGCGACAGGCCGAAAATGAAACTGCCCAGGGCCATTTGTTGCTTCATCAGGCGACTCCATCGGTCAGTGCTGCGTTACGTCGGGTGGCAAGGGGGTTGGTACTCATCGCCGGAATGAATTCAGCGTTGAAATGGTTTTGCATGACCTGCGAGATCATCGCGCCAACCTTTTCGGAACTGGCGATTTCGCTGCCACTGATCTGAATCGACGGCGAGTAGGTAAATTGCTGGTTTTGCGTCTGAGCGCTGGACAGATCTTTGGCGACCTGCGCAGGAGGGGCGAGTTTGTCCTCAGGAGGCGTCGCCAGTTGTTCACCCAGATAGGAACCGGCTATTCCACCCAGAGTCCCACCGATGAATGTTCCGATGCCGGGCGCAATGAACGTACCGATGGCGGCGCCAATGGCGGCCCCGGCCAGTTCGCCGGCGGCACCTTTGACAGCTTTGTCGTCGCCTTCGCGCCAGCCTTTCAACCCCGTATAGGCGGCGTGGGCAATGGCCAGTGGCGCGCCAATCTTGACGGCGGGCAATGCCTTGGCAACCATCGGCATGAGCTTGGCCCCGGCGCCTTCAATCAATGGCATGACTTTGGCGCTAGCCCCTTTTAGCCATTGCGGCCGCAGGTTCTTGGCAACATCGCCCACCATTTTGAATCGGGTTATCGCATCGTCAAACATAGGTGCGATCCTGGCCGTCACACCGCTCAAGCGGCTGCCCCCACGGGTACCTGGAGCCGTGGTACGAGGCCGGGCCCTGGAAGATGCGCGCCGACCTGATTTGCGACCGGATCGTTTGTTTTTCCGACCATTACCGTCGTCATCGCCGGCTATCCCGTCTGCACTATCCGGCGGCAATCGCACGGTTGCCAGGCGCAACAGCTTCTTGTAAGCCACGTCGAGCACCGAGGCGATGCCGGACTTCAACTTACCTCCCACAAAGGGAGTGGCTGCTGCCCCGAGCAGAACCAGTCCGGCAGTCAGAGCCGGAAAAGCTTCTGCCGCTGCGCTCACGCCATTGACCAGTGCGGTGAGCCCCACTGCGGCACCATCGGCCAAAGGAGCCAATGCAGTGCCGAACGCGGTAGACAACCGGTTCAGACTCGCATCCAGCGCATTCCAACGCCCCTGCGAAGTATTACCGAACGCCTCGGCGGATTGCGCCGCTGCACCCGCGTCTGCGCCAAGCTCCGATGTAGCGTATTTGCGCTTGTCGGCCACCTGCGAGAATGCGTTTTTTACATCCTCCGGTTTCTTCAGCAGCTCAAGAACCCTGGCGTCGTTTTCGCCGAACAGCGTCTTCGTCAGTGCTGCCCGTTCTTGCACAGGTTGTTTATTGAGTGCCGCAAGAACCGAGTTGATGGCGCCAGGAGCGTCCTTGTGCATCTGGCCGGCCATCGACTCGGGGTCCAGCCCCAGCTGGGTCAACGCCGCACGCTGCTGCGTCGAAGCCGCTCCGCCCTTGGCCAGCACCGAGGTGATTCCCTTCAGTGCCGCGCTGGCGCCCTCCTTGTCCGCGCCACTGTTGAGCAGTGCCGCCGCAAATGCGGCCACCTGCTCGGGGGTCAGTCCCGCAGCGATCGCGCTCTCGCCGGAACGTTGCACCACCGAACCGATGTCGGCAGCCTTGGCATCCAGGCCACTATTGCCAAGGTGGCTGGTTGCATCGGCCAGATCCTGGCTCTGGTACCGATCCAGCTTCAGCGACGAGCGCCAGGCCGCCAACATCTCGCCGGCCGTCTTGACGTCCATCTTGAATGCCGATGCGTTGATCGCGGCATCACGGGAGAACCACTTTAGTTCGTTCGCCCTCTGATCGCCCTTGGCCCCATCGGCAATACCGGATCGGGCTCCGGTGAGTTGCACTTGCAGCAGATCCGCGCTGGTCGCGCCACTGCCCGCCACCTGCTTCTCACTGGCGAGTTCCAGAATGCTCTGTGAATGCGTCTGCAACTGGTCGTTGTTCAGCTTGAGCAACTGATTGAGTTCAACCAGCGCGGTCTCGTTGGCCATGCCCGATTGCATGAGTTTCGGTGGCGGACGTTGCTCGATCTCGGCCTTGAGTTTCGACTTGGGTTCACTGCCGGCCGAAGGGGCCGAGACGCTGACTTTGACCAAGGATTGCTGCGAGCTCAGTGTTGTATTCAGCGTTTTCAATGTTTCGCCGAGCTTGACCTGTTCCAGGGTCAGCTGGCGGATGTCCAGGCTGGCCGTGCTCAGCGCCAGGCCCAGATCCGTCACGGACTGCCCGCCCGTCAAGGGGCCGCCGCCAAACGCCATGCCTGACTGTTCGCCGGCGGCCATGAGTGCAAATCTGTTCTCTGCCATGCCGCTCTACTCCTGTTTCACGCCAAGGCGAGTGATCGCTATGTCGTAGCGGCGCAACGCCTTTTCGGCGTCCCATTCCAGAATGTCCGCCTCACTTACCGGGTAAATGAGCGGCACGATATCGAGGATTACTTCGATGTCGCGTTCCGAAAGTAGGCCGCCGGCTGGTTTAAAAAATCGTCTATGCGCACCTGCAGCTGAGTCCAGTCAGGAACGGTCAGTTGGGCCAGATCGGGGATCATCAGGCCGGTGCAGTGAGCGGTGATGAACTCGGCGCGTTCCTTGGCCGTTTTCAGTTTCTTCATCACTTTGGTGGCACGCAGCGCCGGCATTTCCAGGCTCAGCGAGTTCACGGTGCGGCCGGTGACGGCGAGCGGCTTGAGCAGCTGTACCTGATCGGGGTCGTCCGACGGCTGTGCGTCTTCAACCTGATCCAGAAAGTACGACGCCGGACGGGTCGACATCTCGTGTACGTACTGGGCGATGCTCACGTAGTCCGGGCGTTTGAGCTGGTCGAGTTCCTTGACCGACAACCCGGTGGCCAGCAGCGCCAGTTCGAAGAACTGATCGTCTTCATCATCGCCGGCGCGTTCCAGCGCTTCTTTTTGCGCGGCGTAGAACAGCGGCTTGAGCTGGATCTGCTCGATCTGCGAGCCGTCGTCACCGGTGATCGGCGACAACAAGTCATGCTTGGGTGGCATCCACGACATGAAAGGAATTCCTTGGTGATTCTTGAGGGTCCCTGTGGGAGCGAGCTTGCTCGCGATGACGGCGTCACATTCGACATTGATGTCGACTGATCTACCGCTATCGTGGGCAAGCCCGCCCCCCACAGGTTTTGTGTCAGGTACGCCTACCGGATTACGGCATCAGCACCGCACGACGCGCATCACCGAGGATGTCGACGCCGTTGAACACGAACTTCTGGGTGCGCACGTCGATGTCGATCACCGGCACGCCGTTTTCCAGGCGGTTGTAGGTACGGCAGGACAGCTCCAGATTGGTCTTGGGTTTATCGCCCATTTTCACCGGGGTTTCCTCAAGGGATTTCAACTTGCCGCCGACGGTGTGGTAGGTGAACCAGGTGTTGCCGTCCTGATCCTGACCGGCTTCGCGCACGTTCAGCAGGATGTCGTCGCCCAGCTTCACACCCAGCGCGAGCATGACTTCCGGGCCAAGGCCTTGCAGGGTCAACTTGGCGCCGAGCGCTTTGCCGCCCTTGACCATTTCTTCGACGATAAAGCGCCCGCCACGCATCTCTTCCATGTCGAATTCGATCTTCGGCGGGGTGAACTCTTCAACGGTCGCCGACAGCGGCAGGCCTTGCAGGGTGGCCGCGATGGCCTGTCTTACGCGGTTGGTAAACATTAGAGAACGTCCTCCAGGAACTGCTCGATGATTTCGTCACGGGCGTTGAGTTGATAAACCATGTGTTCGTTCGGCGCGTAGCGGCCGTAGTCGATGACCACGTACCAGGTGCCGTTCTTGTACTTCTCGACGCTGTTCAGCTCGGGGTGCAGGTACACGCTGCCGCCGGGGATGGTTTCGTCGGCGACCAGGGTTTGCAGCCAATCGTTGATGCGCTTGACCTCCTGGTCCATGAACGACTTGGTCAGGTTCTTGGCCATGGCCTTCTGACCGGCCTTGACCAGCTTGCGGCTGATGGCGTCTTCCAGGCCCACGTAGCTGATGAACTTGCCGGTGATGGAGCGGTTACCCAGCAACGAGAAACCGCCGAGCACGGTGCGAGCGTAGTAGCTGATGCCGTAGCGGTTGAGCAGGTCGCCTTCGGTCGAAGTGTCGAGGATGTTGTATTCCACGGTCCGCGAAACGTCTTCGGCGTAAGTCACCTGGTTGCCCGGGCTCTCCCACTGCTTGACCTTGGCCAGCGCGGCGATGGCCAGGCTCGACGGCGCCAGGAACACGTTCTTCTTCGCCGCCTTGGAGTACACGGCCGGCATGTTGTGCACGACGAGGCAGCGATCGAAACCCAGATCCGCGCCACCCAGCTCCTTGCTGTAGGTCACCTGGTCGGCGACCGAGGCGTCCTTGCCGTCGAGCACCACACGGGCCTTGATGCGCTTGCCGAACGAGGCGAACTCGCTGGCCACCGCCTTGGTGCCGGTGAAGCCTGGAGCACCGATGATGGTCAGGTCTTCCGGGACACTGCCCAGGGCAGCCAGGCCGAGCTTGCGGCCGGTGGTGGCGTCGATGCCGCCAATCACGTTGTTGACAGTGTCGGCCGGGGTCGCGCCCGCCTCGACGATCACCACATACACCGGCACCTTGACCACTTTGAGGATCTGGTACACCGCGTGATACAGGGTGCCTTCCTCGGAACCGGTCGGGTCCAGCAGCGCCTGGGTGGTGAAGCTGTTGATGCGGAACGGTGCGTTGCGCGGAATCAGCGGATCGGCCTTCGGCGCGGTGCCGACCAGACCGATGACGTTGTCACCCAGGCCACCCATGGCCTCGGGGGATTCAGTGGCATTCACGGTAATGCCGTTGTGCTCGAAGTTCAGAACCTCAGCCATGGTTATTCAGCCTTCTTGGTGGTGGCCTTCACGGCCTTGGTGGATGGGGTGGCCGCTTCGGCCGGTTGGCGCGCCGCAAGGACGCTGGTCAGTTCCAGGCGGCCGGCGGCACGCAAGGCACTGGCCTCGACATCAAGCAGTTCGAGCTCCTGGCCGACGCTCGACCAGTGGCCGCCCCCGGTGGGGAACGGCACCAGGACGGTGTATTTCTGGCGGATGGACATGTGCGAATTTCTCCAGATGCAAAAACGCAAAAGCCCCTGTGCGGGGCTTTGTGCGGGCGAAAAAAAACCGCTTGCGCGGTGAGGGATTACTTCAGGAAAGCAGGTGGCTCAGGCCAAACGACCGCAAACGGGTCGCCGATGTCTTGTGGAACATCACGCAGAGCCTGCCGGTAGATCACTACCTCGTTGCGCTGCGCCTCGCTCAATGGGTGATCCACAGTCTGCATGGCGTCTGTAACGGCCAACAACTGATTGCGGCGCGTACGAATTGAAGCCCATTCAGCCAGGGCAATAGACTCAGGATTGGTTTTATACTGTGCCTTCACTTCATTAACCTCGCTCAATTAGAACTCCACCTTTTCAGTGAGAGACAGTTTAGACTTGATACTACCAACAGGGATCATTGCACCAATACCAGCTTGCATTGTGTCAATACGAACCGTCGTCACATAGATATTAGGAAACTTGAGACGAATCACCACATTACCTTTGGTATCGGTATAGATTTCCGGGGACATATTCCCAAAAACAGCCTTATTCAAAACTGCCCGTTGAGGCGAATAGCAATAACCGACGACAGTTTCATCGACAATCGTAGCGCTACCATAGCTATAACCGCGAATATTGAACCAGAACATCTGTTCATGCGTATTGATATTCACAGGCAGCTTGAAGTGCATATAAACATTTGCCGAGGTTCCGAGATCAACCTCTGAAAAACCTCCTGACGCTCCGGCATTTTGCGGGCCGCCGGTACCCCATACACCGCCTTGAAACACGTTCATGAGGACCGTGCCCTGCTCACCGATCACGCCGACCATGTCTTTTTTGTTTCGGAAGTCATCGAACTCGGCCCGCGCTACATTCATCCTGTCATCGATTTGCGCGATTTTCCCGTTGACAACCTTTGTCAGGCTATCCGCTGCCGTGACAAGATCATCAATCTTCTGCTCAATACCCATGTTACCCCCTACATTATTAATTCGACTTGCCCTGGTATTGCACACCAGGACCCAAAATTGACCAACACCAGCGTGTTTCCCCTATTGCATAGAGAGATGCCAGCCGGTGACAAAACTTAAAACACCAACATGCCGGAGCACCCACGCCCCGCTTACTTGCTTTCAAGTTCCATAACACGAAACAAGACGCCCAGGTGTCTCGCCATATTGTTGATATTGGCCGTCGCGACCGTGGCAAACTCCTCGGTCAATAGCACGTTGAGGTTTTCAGAACCGACAACCACCTTCACGCTATCCGCTGGTAGCGACGAAATATCGAGGGTGAATTTTTGCAGTACACGGGCAGCGCCGGCCTTGTAGGTCAGCAGCTTTCCTGCCACCGAATAAACAGCCAGCAACGTACCGCTGGCGAGATAGAAACCAAACTCGCCAATCTCGTATTCATCCGGACCGCTGAACAGCGCGGCCATGCGCAGTTGTCGGGAGCCCAGGTCCTCATAGTCAACAATCGCCACCCGTTGCCGCTCGTCGCGAAGGGCCGTTTCCGAGCCGTTCGGGTCATAGCGGGCGGTGCCGGCGCCAATATGGGTAATCTCACCTTTCAAGCCTTGGTTCTTTGCCCGCAACACTTCATCCAGACCGGCGGAAGTGAAGCGAACCAAACGCGTAATGTCTTCTGTCATAGCTACGCCCTGAGGTCGTAATCGTTAATGGTGTAGTGCTGGGACACCCCAGCACCCTTGAGCCGAGCCCTTAGGCCAAATTCGGGAGTGCCCCAGAAAGAATCAGTTCACCCTCGGAAAGCGGCGTGTGCGCCGCGCTGGCAGCTACAAGCGAGCCGCGTAGCCTCACGTCAGGCAACGCACTCGACTGGCTGTCATCGCCGATACACAGGCTCGGGTCGGCCCCTGCCGAGACCCGCAGGCCACCACTCGTTTCGTGAACGATGGTGATGGTTGCCTCGTCTCGCTCGCTCTTGGCCGCATCAATGCGCCGTATCAAGCGATTGTGATCGCCGCTCGACCAGCTCCGACCGATGATCGCCTGCACGTCGAAGGTGTAGGGATTACCGAGAGGTCTCTGCTCGTACCAGGCAGAGATATTCGGTGTGAAACCCAGCGATTCGACGGCATGACTCAACGCTTTATTGGTTCCGGCCTGCCGTTGGATCTGCCAGGACAGCGAGACGGTCAGGCGCTTCTCTGGCTCGCTGGCGCCCGCGTCCCATTCGCTGACACCGCGATCCGCTGCGAGATATGGCAAGAACGCTGCCGGCGTGTTGGCTGGGCTCATCAGTTCAGGGAATGGCGGGGCAATGCGATCGAGCAACTGGCCGAAACCGAGATCGAGTGCTTTTTCCAGAGGCGAGCTGTTCGTCGGTAACAAGCTCGGACGAGGGGGTTGATCACTCATAGCGTGAGTACCTCAACCTCGACGCCCATACAGTACGGGGCCTGAAAGGCCGTGGTCACGATGGGCGCCACTGGCTCGAGGATCTCCAGTTGTACCGCGCCGGCGGTATGTATCGTGTAGTCGATCCAGCTCGGGTCCACCCGCCCTTCCAATCGATGACAAGCATCAGCATAGGCCTGTAGCTGTTTTTGCGCGGCGACCTTTGTCAGCCCCGAATCCGGTCCGGCATTGATCTTCGCGACCACCCGGATCTTGTAGCGTTTGATTTCGGCCCCCTGCACCATGACGCGATCCGTTTCCGGCTTCACATCAGGGCGAGCAAAATGACGGCGAACACCATCCAGTAGATCGTCGGATGGCGTGCCATCACCCTCTCGAGAAAGCACAGTAACCTGCACCCTGCCGGGTGACATACGGCGCGCGTTGCCATCCTTGACCTGTGCCGCATAGCCATCCGGATCAAAGCTGTAGGTCACCGTCACCACGCCCGGAGCCGTGGTTTCCACCTTCACCGCAGGCCGTTCGCCCAAGGTGAACACCTCGCGGCGATACTGCATCCGCGAACCGGCGGCCGGCGCATGGGGCGCCAGGTAGTAACGCAGCCGGGCATCATCGTCGCTTTCGTAAGTGGGTTGGATCGGCGGGAATGCCGCAGGGTCTCCCGGGTCCAGCAGTTGGCGCTCGAGCCCCATGTCCGCCAGGCGTGCATCCAGGTTGCTGCCGGTCGCCCACCAGGCCAGCATCTGCTTGATGCGGGCGTTGTATTTGCGCTCGTGGGTTTGCAGACGCACACAAAAAGCCTCGAGGGCCAGGGTCAGCAGCTCGCTTTCGTTGTCGAGACTGACTTGCAGCTTGGCCGCATTTTCCGGCGAGCGGGCAGCAACGTAGTCGACGACGAAGGCCTTGAACTCTGCAAGCAGTGTCTCGAACGTCTCGACCGTGACAATCGCCGGTTCCGCCAACTGGTTTTGACCGGGTATCAGCATGCTCATGTCACGACCTCAAATGTCTGTTTACGGTTTTTCCAGGTGCCAGCGAAGCGCAACAACAGCCCCGCACCTCGACGACTGGCGACAATGACCTCAGGCTCAAAATCACCAATGCCGTTCTCCTTGTTGTAAAACGCCTGTGCTGCATGGCTCTGCGCAAGGATCAACACGTCATCGCCGACGTTCTGCCCCAGTAAGCCTGGGACCAGCGATCCATACAGCGGGCGCTTTTGACGAGTGCCCAGCGGCGTGGTCAACGCGCGGGTTGCGCGCTGCACAAACTGGAGCCAGTCGTCGACCGCGGCCCCGGTGTTTCTATCGACTCCAATCATGGGAAGTCCCCCTATGCGGTACTGATGACTCGTCCCTGGTGATCCACCACAGGGCCGAGGAAATGCACGCCGGAGGCGTCGAGCACCAAGCCGACCGCGCCCAGCTTCAACTCGATGGCCTGCGGGGTCAGCGCCAGCCGGGCCGGACCGACCGTCAACTCGACCGACTCCCGCGAGCCCTTGAACGCCGTCTGTCCGTTGCTCCAGCTCAGGACATGGCTGGCATCGTCGTAGCTGCTTTCGGTGCCGTCCTTGTGCAGGCGGCGTGTCAGCGTGGACACCGTCGAAGCCGGGGGGAACCGGTTGCAGTTCAGGCCGAACAACGCGACCGACTGCCCGCCGCTGTCACCGCTACCGTAGTTCAGCAGCAAGCACTGTTCACCCACCGAAGGGATGCGCGACTCGCTCTGTTCGCCAGCGCTGGGGTTGAAGAACCTGATCGCCGGCGTCAGCAGCTCCCCATGGCTGACCTTGCAGGTGTTGCTGGCCGCATCGACCGCCACGCACACGCCGATGCGGCAGAAGCTGTCGGCGCGTCGGTGCAGATCGTCGAACTCGGTCTCCATCTCGGCCAGGCGCTCGATAATCGGGCCCAGCTGCATACGCAGGAACTGGTCAAACATGGGGCCAGCCCTCGAGTGTCTGGTATTGATCCGGGTCGTCGATGTTCGAGACCTCCCAGGTGCAGGCGAACTTCGGTGTCCCGGTCGGGTCATCGAGCAGTGGCTGACCTAAGTACAGAGTCTGGGTGAACGAAACCGTCCACGCGTCGTACGTCTGCTCGCCGCGGATCAGCGTCGACGGCACCGCTTCGATGCTCATCGGCAGGTCGCACTGCCCTCCCGGTAACCACCAACGGTTATCCGTGGCGAGATCCTTCAACGCGCTGGCCAGGTCGCAAGCCTCCAGCCCCGAATTCGCTCGCGCCCGGGACACCACGACTTGCAGCGAAATGGTCAGGACATGAGCTTTACGCCCATCCTTGCCACGGATGCCGGGGGCATCGCGTTCGATCGCGATCAGGATCCAGGCCTGATCGACTACTCCGTCGAAGTCCTGGTGACTCCCGACCTTCAGGTCTGGATAAGCCATCCGCAGCGCCTCGGCGATAGCGAAAAACAACTCCGAGGGCTTCTCGATAACTTTTGGGGACATAAGCGGTTTTCCTGTTCAGGTATCACTGCGCCAGATCACCACCGGACGCTGCGGCGCCGGTATGCGCACTATCCGTGGAGCCGCCATGGGTGCCGAACTGACGCACCCCGTCGGCCAGCTCCTGGCCACGTAGAAACTCACCGCGCGGCTCAGATGGCGCGGTCGAATTTGATGAAGACTTACTGCTGATCCGGGTTGGAGCTACGTGGAGTCGGGTCATCTAACCCGATCCGCTTGGCCGCCCAGCGCTCGTAAAGTCCGATGGCCACATCGGCGCCCGCCATCGCGGTGAGACAGCCGAAAGCGCCGGCGGTCCAGATCGATACGCCAGCGGCGTACAACAGCATGATGGTCGAGACCCCGCAGATCACGCAGGCCCCGGAGCGCAGGGCCAGACGCCGCGCCAGCAACCAGCCGCGGGCGCCCTCCTTGTCGGCGCGCCACATCTCGCCGGACACGCCGCCCACCAGGGCGAGGACGATGACAAGCCAGATAGGCATGTCCAGCAACGCTTGCTGCTCGTTTGTCATGTCACTCCTCCTGAGTGGAAAAAGGCCAGTGAACTGGCCGGGTAAGAAATCGGTTTGGCTTGTGCATCAATCGTGCATATCTCTGGATGACCCACGGGAGGTAGGCATTCCAAAAAGCCCGGTCGCCCGGGCTTTTCAGTAATGCTGTCCTTGATCTTTCGGCGCTACTGGCGCGGTACGGATCCATTTAAATTGTTCCTCCGACCGCGACCCTGTCCGCCGGATAACTGCTTCTGGTGCTTTACGCTGCACACCCGGGTCAGTTGCCAACCCTCTGAACCGTTGAGGCCGGTTCATCGCTGCCTTTGCTGTACCACTAAAGAGCGGTGTTGCTCGCCGTTGTTGAGCGGCTTGAGACGAATAATATGCATCAATGCATATGCAGTCAATGCAAAAATGCATTTATTTATGCACGACAAATGCACGGACGCATGAGATCCGCATAGATAAAGGCTTTGAGGGTTTTCAGCAGGCGAAAAAAAACCCGCTCAATGGCGGGTTTTATCTGACAGCGACGAAATCAGCGGGCGTACATGCCCCACCAGAAGACGTGACCGAGAATGGTGATCTGCTCTTCCTGGATTTCCTGGAAGCTGTAGTCTTCGTCCGGATGCTCGTCGCGGTTGAAGCTGCGCAGACGGATACCGGTAGGCAGGCGGTAGAGTTGTTTCACCCGCAGCTGGCCGTTGTGGTTGATCGCATACAGGTCGCCATCGACGATGTCGCCAATTGCGCATTTACCGGCATTGACCCCCACCGTGGCGCCGTCGCGCAGCACCGGCAGCATGCTGTTGCCGCGCACGGTGACGCACTTGGCCTGATCGAACTGCACGCCATTGTGACGCAGGCTGCGCTTGCCAAAGCGCAGGCTTGAGCGCTCGCTCTCTTCGATGACGAATCTTCCTGATCCAGCAGCCAATTCAACCTCACGAAGAAAAGGGACCGACACCTCGTCGTCATCGACAGGTGTATCGTCGTCCCACAGGCTTATGTCCTTGAGTTCCGAGTGAACCTCGTCGCGGGCAGACGTCTTGGCCAGCGCGACATCCGCGCGCCCGCGCAATTGATCGGTGCTCACCTGGAAATACTCGGCGATACGCGAGATGTGCTTATCCGAAGGATCGACGATCTTGCCGCTGAGAATCCGCGAGAGAGTGGATTGAGGCACGCCGGTTCGACGGTGAAGCTCCGTAGGGGAGATCCCGTTGCGATCCAGCAGCTCTCTTAAGACGGTAGAAACATTGCGCTTTTGCATAACGCGCATATTGCTCGTTCTCTTTGCGGATGACAAATGCTTATTTGCATAATTAATGCATAGCTCTCCTAAGTAGCGGGGCTTTCATCCCTGCGGAGGCCAGACTGCCCATGGTAACCTTGCGCCCATCGCGGAAAAGCCGGGCTGATGCCCCTCCTTTGCCCCACACCTTTCAACGAATTTGCCTAACTATCCGATGAATAAAGCTATCTCCGATCTGTCCTCCCACACCCCGATGATGCAGCAGTACTGGCGCCTCAAGAACCAGCACCCGGATCAGCTGATGTTCTACCGCATGGGCGACTTCTACGAGATCTTCTACGAAGACGCGAAGAAAGCCGCCAAGCTGCTGGACATCACCCTGACCGCGCGCGGGCAATCGGCCGGCCAGGCGATTCCGATGTGCGGGATTCCTTACCACGCCGCCGAAGGTTATCTGGCGAAGCTGGTGAAGCTGGGCGAATCGGTGGTGATCTGCGAGCAGGTCGGCGATCCAGCGACCAGCAAGGGCCCGGTGGAGCGTCAGGTCGTGCGCATCATCACGCCCGGCACCGTCAGTGACGAGGCGCTGCTCGACGAGCGCCGGGACAACCTGATCGCGGCGGTGCTGGGCGACGAGCGTCTGTTCGGCCTGGCAGTGCTGGACATCACCAGCGGCAATTTCACCGTGCTGGAGATCAAAGGCTGGGAGAACCTGCTGGCCGAGCTGGAGCGCATCAATCCGGTGGAGCTGATGATCCCGGATGACTGGCCACAGGGCTTGCCGGCGGAGAAGCGTCGTGGCGTGCGTCGGCGTGCGCCCTGGGACTTCGAGCGCGACTCGGCGCACAAGAGCCTTTGCCAACAGTTCTCCACCCAGGACCTCAAAGGTTTCGGTTGCGAGAACCTGACGCTGGCCATCGGTGCTGCCGGCTGCCTGCTGAGCTACGCCAAGGAAACCCAGCGTACCGCCCTGCCCCATCTGCGCAGCCTGCGTCACGAGCGCCTGGACGACACCGTGGTGCTCGATGGCGCGAGTCGCCGCAACCTGGAGTTGGACACCAACCTGGCCGGCGGCCGCGACAATACCCTGCAATCGGTAGTCGACCGCTGCCAGACCGCCATGGGCAGCCGCTTGCTGACCCGCTGGCTGAACCGTCCGCTGCGCGACTTGCAGGTGCTGCAGGCGCGGCAGACCTCGATAACCTGCCTGCTGGACGGCTATCGCTTCGAGAAGCTGCAACCGCAGCTCAAGGAAATCGGCGATATCGAGCGGATTCTGGCGCGTATCGGCCTGCGTAATGCCCGTCCACGGGACCTGGCTCGCCTGCGCGATGCTCTGGCGGCATTGCCTGAGCTGCAAGTGGCGATGACCGAGCTGGAAACCGCTCACCTCAACCAGTTGGCCCTGACCACCAGTACTTACCCGGAACTGGCGGCCTTGCTGGAAAAGGCGATCATCGATAACCCGCCCGCGGTGATCCGTGACGGCGGCGTGCTGAAAACCGGTTACGACGCTGAGCTGGACGAGTTGCAATCGCTGAGCGAGAACGCCGGACAGTTCCTGATCGACCTCGAGGCACGGGAAAAGGCCCGCACCGGCCTGGCCAACCTCAAGGTCGGCTACAACCGGATTCATGGCTACTTCATCGAGTTGCCGAGCAAGCAGGCCGAGCAGGCACCGGCGGACTACATCCGCCGCCAGACGCTCAAAGGCGCCGAACGCTTCATCACGCCAGAGCTGAAGGCCTTCGAGGACAAAGCCCTCTCCGCCAAGAGCCGGGCACTGGCGCGCGAGAAGATGCTGTATGAAGCCCTGCTGGAGACGTTGATCAGCCATCTGCCGCCGCTGCAGGACACCGCCGCGGCATTGGCCGAACTGGACGTGCTGAGCAACCTGGCCGAGCGCGCGTTGAACCTCGACCTCAATTGCCCGCGTTTCGTCAGCGAGCCTTGCATGCGCATCACTCAGGGTCGCCACCCGGTGGTCGAGCAAGTACTGACCACGCCCTTTGTCGCCAACGACCTGAGCCTGGATGACAGCACCCGAATGCTGGTGATCACCGGTCCGAACATGGGCGGTAAATCCACCTATATGCGGCAAACCGCGCTGATCGTGCTGCTCGCCCATATCGGCAGCTTCGTACCGGCGGCCAGCTGCGAGCTGTCCCTGGTCGACCGGATTTTCACCCGGATCGGCTCCAGCGACGACCTGGCCGGCGGACGCTCGACCTTCATGGTCGAGATGAGCGAAACCGCGAACATCCTGCACAACGCCACGGACCGCAGCCTGGTCCTGATGGACGAAGTCGGCCGCGGTACCAGCACCTTCGACGGCCTGTCCCTGGCCTGGGCTGCGGCAGAACGTCTCGCCCACCTGCGGGCCTATACGCTGTTCGCGACCCACTACTTCGAACTGACGGTCCTGCCGGAAAGCGAGCCATTGGTCGCCAACGTTCACCTCAATGCCACCGAGCACAATGAGCGAATTGTGTTCCTGCACCACGTTCTGCCTGGCCCGGCCAGTCAAAGCTATGGCCTGGCGGTCGCTCAGCTGGCCGGGGTACCCAGTGACGTCATCGTGCGGGCTCGCGAACATTTGAGCCGCCTGGAAACCACCAGCCTGCCGCACGAAACACCGTCCCCGGCACCGGGTAAAGCTGCGGCGCCGATGCAAAGCGACATGTTCGCCAGCCTGCCGCACCCGGTACTCGATGACCTGGCCAAGCTCGACCTGGATGACATGACCCCGCGCAGAGCGCTGGAAATGCTCTATACATTGAAGACACGCATCTAA